GGTAGATTATCAAGGAGGTATTCAGTATTGTTGTTTAGAAGAGGAAATCTCTAACTATCATATCAATAACATACAACAAGGATTAAGCCCGTCAATGTTAATTAACTTTAATAACGGTATTCCTAACGAGGAAGAAAGACGTTTACTAGAGCATAAAATAGCTCAAAAGTTTAGCGGATCTAGTAACGCCGGTAAATTCATACTAGCATTTAACGACAATAAAGATGCTCAAGCTGAAATAACACCCGTACAATTATCCGACGCTCATCAGCAATATCAGTTTTTAAGCGAGGAAAGTACAAAAAAAATTATGTTAGCTCATAGAGTAGTCTCTCCTATGTTATTAGGTATAAAAGATAGTACCGGATTAGGTAACAATGCAGACGAAATTAAGACGGCCTCAATACTTTTTGACAATACAATTATAAGACCGTTTCAAGAATTACTTATAGAACACTTTGACAGATTATTAGCTTATAATAATATAGCTCTTAATTTATACTTTATTACTTTACAACCTTTAGAGTTTACTGAAATTGACGAGGACGTACAAGATCAAGAAACTATTGAGGAGGAGACAGGGGTAAAACAGGAGAGTCTAAGCGAGGATCATAGAGAAATGACACCGGAAGAGTCTGAGGATATTTTAGGCTCGTTAAAAGACTCCGGAGAGGTTATGAGCGACGAGTATGAGTTAGTAGACGAAATAGACGAGGATCCAAATATAGATCCGGAGGAGTGGGCTAACTCTTTAATAAGAGAAAAGAAAAGCACACTATCCAAAATTAGAGAATATGTAGGCCTAGTAGGATCTAGCGAAGACAATGTAGGATCTTTAAGAAACGGCTCAGCATTTAGTTATTTAGATTCTAAAAATGGACTATATAAAATACGTTATAAATATGCGATCGGATCTAGAAAACCTATGAAAGACGGAAATAAGTCTAGAGACTTTTGTACTCAAATGATGAAATTAAGCGGTAGAAATATCGTTTGGAGGATTGAGGATATAGATAAAGCTAGTTTTAGAGAAAGAGTAAACGTAGAGTTTAGACATAAAGGCAAACCTTACGATATATTTAAATTTAAAGGCGGTATATATTGCCGCCATAAATGGGTAAGAGTTTTATATAGGCTTAAAAAAGGATCCGAAGTAAATGAGAATTTAACAGATTATACAAAGGCAACTAAAAAAGAGTTTCCTAGTTATATGAAAAACAAAACCCCAAGAGGGACAAAAGAGAGCGTTATAGCTCCGGAAAATATGAAAAATAGAGGGGCATACCCTAAATAGAAAATTTATGGCGACGGCGTTATTTATAAAAACAGAAGATGTATTACGAAACTCGATAATGGACGGGAATATCGACGTAGATAAATATATACAATTTATTAAACTTGCTCAAGAGATAGATATTCAAAACATTACAGGAACTTCGTTATATAACAAATTCTCGACTTTAATTACGTCGGGGACAATAGATGACTCAGCAAATGCTAAATATAAAACGTTGTTGAACGAATACGTTGCTCCAATGTTAATTTGGTATAGTCAAGTTGCTATAATTCCTTTCATAGCTTATCAAATAAGAAATGGAGGAATATTTAAACATACGTCCGAGTCGGCGGAAACGGTATCTCGAAACGAGGTAGATTTTTTAGTCGAAAAGGCGAGAACTAATGCGGAATGGTATAAGCGTAGGTTTCAATCATATATGGATTTTAACCAAAGCAATTTTCCGGAATTTTATAATAACACCAACGACGAAATCAGCCCCTCAAGTGAGGAGACTTTTAATGGTTGGGTATTATGAGATATAAACCGAAAAAAAATAATATAGAAAAACTAAAAACTTTTCTAGAAAAAAAGAATAATAAAAAAATAATAAATAAAAATGGCAAGTCTATTTAATACTAAAATTAGCAATACATACGTCGGACTCCTTAAAATGTCCGATAATTTAATTTTAAGTAGCTCGTTAAGAGAGATCTCTGACGGCTCGGGAAATGGAGCGGGAGTTTATCTTAATACTAGCGGAGACTTGAAAGCTAGCGGGATCTTAGAATTTGGATCTTTAAAAGATACAGGCGAAAATATAACTATAACTAAATTTGTAGATGAGGCCGACGGAATTGCCTCAAATGATAATGATACCTCTATTCCTACCTCCGCAGCTATTGTAGATTATGTAGCTGCAAGAATTACTTTAGAGGATCTTGATTTTAGCGGAGACTCGGGAACAGGATCAGTAGACTTAGATAGTCAAGTTTTTGCTATTGTTGGAACGGCTAACGAGATAGAAACCTCAGCCGGATCTCAGCAATTACAAATAGGTTTACCTAGCAACGTAACAATTACTAGCAATTTACAAGTAAACGGTCTTTTAAAAGGTAACAATAATATAGTTATTAAAGATACTAGCGACCGTACTATGGCCGCTTTCTATGGTGGGAATAAATCAGAGCTTTACTTTAACGACAGTAAAAAATTCGAGACTACCTCAGATGGGGCAACTATAACCGGAGGCTTAACGGCTACCGGTAGCTCAACTTTTACAAGTGCCTCTTTTAGCGGTACTATTACAGGGAATGTAACCGGAAATGTAACCGGAGACATAACAGGCGTTGGAACTTTATCAGACGGATCTACCGCAGTAACTCAAAGCATAAACGACAACTCAACTAAAATAGCTACAACGGCTTACGTAGATTCCTCAGTAGATTCAGTAGATACATTATCAGAAATATTAGCTATTGGAAATACAACGGGAGCAAATAAAATAGAAGTAGATAATACTAGCTCCGGAGTAGATTTTATAGATAACGCTAAGGCTAGATTTGGTACAGGAGATGATTTGGAAATATATCACGATGGAAATAGTATTATTAGAAATCAAACTGCTGATTTATTTATTGATAATTATGCTGATGATGGAGATATAAAATTCAGAAGTGATGATGGTACAGGTAGTGTTACTGAATACTTTAGATTAGACGGGGGTATTACAAAAAATGTATTTAGTAAAAATACAATACACGAAGACAACGTAATAGGAGAGTACGGATCAGACGGAGATCTACAAATCTACCATTCCGGATCAATAGGTTTTGTTAGGAATAATACAGGAACTTTTGAAATTAGAAATCAAACTACGGGGGCTAACGATTTAATTATAAAAAATACTTCTAATAATGGTCTACAATCTTATATAACCCTAGAGGGAACTAACGAGACAACTGTATTCGGTATAAGAACAAAACATAATGACAATATTAAGGCTTTATTCGGCTCTAGCGGAGACTTAGAAATTTATCACGACGGTACAAACTCATATATACACGACGGAGGAACAGGAAATTTATTTATTCAAGCTAGTAACTCTTTAAATCTAAGAAGTGCAGACAACGAATGGTATTTAGACGGAATAGCTAATGGAGCAGTAAATATCTACTTTGACAATGTAAAAAAATTCGAGACTACCGCTACGGGAATAGCTATAACCGGAGGTATTGATATGAATGACGGAGACATTACTGAGGTAAATAGTATCTCTTGGAATGACGGTATTACTTTAAGCGAGTTAGGAGCGGATAATTATTTACGATTAAAATATAACGATACCGGTAACGGAGGTATTCAAATAGTAGACGGAGATAATACAATTCAAGGTTACGTATATTCAGACGGAGGCGAGACGGCCTCAATAGGATTTTTAACCGGTAGCGGAGATTGGGGAGTAAAAACAGTAGAAGACGGATCCGTTTCAATTATGCACGATAACACCGCTAAATTATCTACTAATACGACGGGAGTTAGTATTTCGGGAGACGCAGATGTAAGCGGTCAAGTTTACGTAGGAACAGTAGACTCATTTTTTAAAGACAATAATTTGAGATTTAATTCAGCCGGAGCCGCATTTATTGATCAAAGCGTAGTATCTCAATCAATTAAATTTAGATTATCTCAGAGTTCAACTTTAGATACTGTTCAATTTGAAATAACTCCAAGTTATGCAGTTTTAGCCGGATCTCTTACAATAGGGGGCGACCTTACCGTAAATGGGACGACAACAACAGTAAATACTCAAACTCTAGCAGTAGAGGATCCTTTAATTAGTTTAGCTAAAGATAATTCAGCTAACTCGGTCGATATTGGATATTACGGCCGCTACAACGACGGATCAGATAAATACTTAGGATTTTTTGCTGACGCCTCAGATTCAAATAGATTTAAATTATTTAAAGGAACAGGAACAGAGCCAACTACAACGGTAGATACGGCGGCTAGCGGTTATGAATATGCAGACGTATTATTAGCATCACTTGAGGCAAGAGGTAACTTAACTATAAAACAACAAGACGACTCCGGTTTTGACGGTGGTTTAATTATTACAAGGAGTGCAAATACACAAAAACTTGTTGTAGGTATGGACGGAGGAGCCGTAAACTTCAATAGTCCGGATAGTTTAACATATAAGTTCAGAGCTAACGGAACAGAGATAGCAAGTATTGACAATACAGGAAGTTTATCAGTTTCGGGAAATATAAATATAGGAGACAATAAAAAATTAAATTTTGGAGCAGTTCCGGATTATGAGATATACCATAATTCAACTACAAATGTCAATCACGTATCTTCATTAATAGACAGACAATTATCTATTAATGCTAATACTATTTTATTAACTAATCAAGCTAACGATTCTACATATTTAAATTTAGCTAGCTCTTTAGCAACTTTTAGTCAAGATGTAACTATCGGAAGTACGGGAGCAGCTAGCGATAAAACTTTAAGCATTTTAACAGGCGGATCAAATAGTAGTATTAAATTAATGGAGGCGGGAAATTTATATGGTTTCTCTCAAGTATACGACGGAGCAAATAATCAGTTTTTTATTAAAAGACATTCTAATAGTGCGACCGGAAGTGCGGTCGTTACAATGAATAGAGATAACGACGCTATTACTTTAGCGGGTAACTTATCCTCTACCGCTAGTACGGTACATTTTTCTCTAGCTAATATGTCAGCTTACCAATTAAACGGTACGTACGTAATGGACTCTAGCAGAAACCTAGTAAATATTGGAAACTTTACAGGAGCGGGATCTATTAAATCTACTTTAGCAATAGATAACTCTACTTTGCCGGACGTTCCTAGCGAACACGTAATTTTATTAAATCCTCCTACTACGACAGATTATTACGGAGGAGGTATAAGTTGGAGCGAGGGAACTAATACGGCTGCAAGTTTAGGAGTTTATGACGCCGGATCGGGCGGAGCTTTAGGTATGTATTTTGCGACAGGAAGTAACTCCGGTCTAACACAGGCTTTGAAAATAGACAACAACGGGAATGTTAATATATTAAATGGCTCTTTATCTATCACAGGCGACGGATCAAATGCTGCAACCCTTACAGAAAGCTCGGCCGGGATTTTTACAATAGCAACAGTAGACGACTTTGTTGTCGATTGTGCAAGCGATATTACTTTAGATGCGGGCGGTAACGATATTAGATTTTTCAAAGCCGGAACTGAATACGGTAAATTTAAAAGCGATAGTAACAATTTTGCTATTTTCTCATCAATACAAGATGAAGATATTTTATTTAAAGGTAACGACGGAGGTAGTACGATCACGGCATTAACTCTAGATATGTCTGATGCTGGATCTGCAACATTTA